GACCGCCGCCCCCTGCTGCGCCGCCGGTCCCCGCTTTCCCTGCTCCTACCAATGGTAACGCTTCTCGCCCTGCCCCCGCTGTTCCCGCTGTTCCCACTCCTACAGGTGCACTGACTGGAGGTCGTCGCATGAAGAAGAAGCCCGCTGCTGATCCCAAGAAGGCAGTTCCCGAGCAGCCCGCAAAGAAGGCTGCTGCTGAGCCCAAGAAGGGTGCCAAGTCATCAAAGAAGGGCGGTGCGGTTGGTGGTGACCTCGTACAGAATGTCGCCGGTCTTGCCGTTCCATTTGCATTCATTCTAGCTAAGCAAGGTATTGCTGCGATGAAGAAAGAAAAGGCTGAAAATGCCAAGGCTGAAAACGCCAAGGCTGAAAATGCCAAGAAGGCCTCACCCAAGTCAGCATCTAAGAAGGCAGCGACTCCCAAGTCGGCAACTATCAGCGGTGGCGCAAGCGCTCAACTTGCCCAGCTACGTAAGAACATTGACGACTTCTTAGCCAAGTATTAGAGTCATAATATCGTCTTCATAGACGCATTTGTTATGCTCTACATTGGCATATACATGCGATAATGATACAATGTCCTCGTTTATATGTGATTTTTTTGCAATAAACCAAGCTCTCGTCTTGCTGAATTGTGGTTCTTGTTTTACAAACACCATCTTGTTTCCATAGTGAGCTCGTGCAAACACTTGTTTTTTTGTGTCTCCACTATTATTAAATATGCTGGTGGTAGACATTCCTAACAAAGAGTATATACCTTTGATCTATGATGTGACGCGTATGTTGACTATACAAGTGGTGATTCAATTTTTGTACTATATCAACACAGATAACACTTCCTTTTTCTCTGCCGATTTCTTCCTTTTGTCTGTTTATATCACTCTAGGTGTGTGTGTTTATTGGTTGATAATTAAAAAGGTTGTAGTGTTTAAGTGAAATGTTTGATCTTTGCAAAAAGTTGTTTCTTGACGGAACTACACGTGAGAATCTAGAGAGATTCGAAACATCACTCAGTACTCCCCAACCAGAATTTCCAAGAGAACTCAATGTATCTATCGACGCCACAAACTTAAAGCACCCAGTGCACCTAACACCAGACGTTGTGTCTGACATTGAACTCGTGAAAACATACACAGGCAATGGATCAGACACCGTACTTGATAAGCTGAGGGTGTATTGTAAGACGAAAGGAGGAAGACTGTTTTTGGAGAGCATTCTCATGAACCCAACGTCAGATATTATGACGATCACTCAACGTCAAAATATCATCAAAACAATCACATCAAAGCTGACGGCTGAACATATCGATGCATTGGATACGCTAAGCAAGAACGAGCCCGATGTGCATTGGTTGTTTCAATCTCGCGATGAAAACTTACACGATCTGTATGACATGGTGTATTTCCGTTTTTTCTTGTTGAGAAAGTGTAATACAAGTTCACATGCTCTTACTGGAATAAATCTGTACAAAATGTTTGTATCCCCTGCTATAGGAATACTGTCGCCCGTTGCTTATTTCATTATTCCTTACATGATTATGCGTTTCAAGTTCGAGGTCAACATACCTTTCACCACTTATATGAAATTCATATTCTCTTCTATATTTCACGGGGACATGATGAGCTTGCTCATGGGTGGTACTAATGGAGGGTTTGGTAGTGGCGTCAAATGGATCAGTTTCGTGTTCTCTATGGTATTTTATTTTCAGGGCATGTTTAACAGCGTGGAAGTTTCACGGACAATTTACAAGATATCCAAGTTTCTCGTAGAAAAGGCCAACAAAGTTGTCGAAGCTCTGAAGGCTGCTAATTTCCTGGTTCAAACACTATGGACTGAGGATATATCGGCCACGTTTAGTATACCGGCATTAGGTCACTTTGAAAATCAAGAATATATTGATACTGTGCTGAAAACAAACTATAACCCTTTTTACGTTTACAACAACTTCGGCGAGTCCCTCAAGTTCTTAAAGATGATAAACTTGCCAGGAATAGTAGAATGTATAAGAAGAGCGTATGTTGTGGACACTACCGTTGCCATTGGTGCTTTTATGAAATCAACTACAAACACCTGTTTTGTGAGGTTGCTCAACAAAACAATCCCTACAGTTACATTCGCCGGCAATTGGCATATTTGTCTTGACCCAGCAAAGGCTGTATCAAACTCTATACACCTCGAAGGTACCAACATGATCCTCACAGGGCCCAATGCGGGAGGCAAGTCCACATTCATTAAAAGCATTATCATAAACATAATACTGAGTCAAACAATAGGGATATCGACGTCTCGTCAAGCATCGATTACACCGTTTTCTGTGGTGCATACACAAATCAATATTCCTGACTGCAAAGGAAAAGAAAGTTTATTCGAGGCAGAAATGTATAGATGTAAAAACACATTGGATATCTTAGAATCTAAAAGTGGTTTCAAACTGATTGTTATGGACGAGATTTTCAACAGCACAAACCCAGTAGAAGGTATCGCAGGTGCATACGCTGTAGCCAAGAAGATGTCGTCTTTTGACACAGCAATGTTGATGTTCACTACACATTTCTTGTATCTAACAAAACTGTCGAAAGCAACAGACAAATTTGTCAACTATCGAATGAATGTAGATACCAGCGATACCATCAAGTTTCCATATATATTAGAGAAGGGAGTGTCTCGACAGTATGTTGCACTCGAGTTGCTGAAACGTACAGGGTTTGACGAAACGATACTTGACGAGGCGATCAAGATTAAATCTCATCTCATGTGCCCATCTCGTTCAAGTAGCGATTATAAAAATAAGACTGAACAATAATAAGTCATGTTCAAATTGAGCAAGAGCACTCACCTGACGGTCATTGCCACCTTTGCAATTGTGTTTATTGTTATTTACCTTTACTACACTATTACTGATCTTCGAAAACTTCAAATTGAAGTCTCCAAGTTGAGCAAGCAAGTACAAAGCCTTCAAGCTCCTGTATGTGCACCTCAACCTACCATGGTATTCACTCCCATAGATGTGTCCTCGGCAGAGCCACCAGTGGCGGTAGTACAAGAAGACGATTGTACTAGCGTAGCTACTGAGGAGATCAAGAACATGATTGATGAGAGCTTCGAAGATACTGAGCAAGTGCAAGAGGTTGAGACAGTTCCAACGGGAGAGCCAGAAGAGGCACCGGTGAAGCCTGCACGTGCTCGAAAGTCAAAGAAACCCTAAAATTTTCTCTTGAAAAGATAATATAGAATGGAATCTTGCGCATCTTGTGTTAGGCCACCTTCTGATGCAGTACCTAATTCTGTAACGTCCATTTGTCCTCCACGTATGGCAGATGGTCGTAGCTTCACGGACTACAGACCAAGATGCTTCCAACAGTACATGGTGAACAACCAACTGATGAGTAGCTTTGAGCAACGCTTGTACTTTACTCGTAATGCTGAAGAGCTTATGAAGCAAAATGCAGGCATGGCCTACGCACAAAACCAATGTGGCCCATGTGTAGAACCATATGATCAAGGCACTATGTTACCTGAGCAAGTCAAACAGAGTTGCAACGCCAAGACATGCTCATTCAACGTCGCTGATCCTTATGGTCTTGGTCTCGGACGCGAGTACATTATGAGCGAGCAAGATGCTCAATTCCGCGCCAAGTTCATAGCTGAGAAAGAAAAAGAAACGGCAGCTTTCAAGGCACAAGCTGCTTCCATACAACCTCACTCGGTAGATCCCGAATATTTTCCTATCGGTGGGATGGTAACCACAGAGTATGATCGCTTTGCTGTGCCAAGCGGTGCTGTGCCTTTCGGAAGTGCGTAATCTGTTTTTTATGAACTTATAGTAAAGTTCTGTGTCATGAAGAATAAATTTTCTTTTTACAATTGCGAAGGAGAAGTAGAACATATCAATGAGGTTGATGTTGTTGTTAATGCCCACATTAAAGAGCCGATATCTAGCAAATATGTATCGTACATTGCTGCAACGCCTCCCAATTTTCGTGCGTCGTTCACAGGGTCGGCATTACCTTTTCATACTCAACGTCAAGCATTTGATGGTACCCCAAACAGTGGGACTGCTATGTTGGGTTCAGGTAATACTTTTACAGTGAAACTGAAATACCCCAACTCTTATTATACAGGCCTCGGAACCATAATAATCCCACCTACTCTGTATGTTTTCTATAGTACAGTCGATGGTGACAGTCGTATTGTAAAAATACCTATAAGTAGAGGCATCCCTTTCCGCCTTCTAACCTATCCAATGCAGTTTACAAGGGCACGCAAAGATGCTACATTTTATGAAGGTGGATGGGAAATGCCTGTGCGATCACAAGAACAGATACTGCGGGACAGCGCCTATCCAAGTGTCAATAGCATGCCTGAAAACTTTTGGGGAAAACGGCCTCCTGTCTAGCGCATCTAGCGCTTGCATGTTTTGCGTGCATGTTCAGAATGCCATTTACTATTAAGTTTGGCGGTGTTCCCACTCGATATCTTTAGTTTGTAATCATATCGTTTGTTAGGATTTACTTGTTGAATAACGTAAAGATTTTGTTGTTTTGTCACAACAATTGTCATATGTGTTTTCTTGTTTTTGCCGCACCAGTAAAATCGTTGCCCTTGCAATATCTCAGACTTGTTAGATGCTGATTTGTAATTAATAGCGAAATCGCCTATGTACTGATCACCTGGTCCATTATCTCCCATAAAAGATGAGATGACGTCCATAATTTCATTTTCCGACATTTTGTTTTCTGGTAATTGTGTCAACTTGCTTGTTGAACCTCCCATTTATATGCAATGAAGAAATTCTACTTTCCCACCATGCGTGCAAAGAACCCTGTCGACCTTGTCACCGGTTCAAGTTCATCTTCTTTGATAGTAACAGGTTTAGGGCAGTCGCTGCTGGCGATCAATGAGTATTTTGATTTTACTATCTCTATGTCTGACGCACTTAAACCCTCGATAACTTTCCCATGGACATCATCCGGAGAGCTGAAAAACGTACGAGTCATTTTGCATGTATCGTTATTGTATGCGACGCTCTTGGTGTCCCAACAACCGCCACACTTGTTGTCCAATGGGTTCGTAGAACAATAGGTATTGATTGCTTTTTTGCATTCAGAAGATGTTTTGGTTACTACAGACAAAGGTGCCTTCCAATCCTTGAAGTCAGCACATTTTGAACATGTAGCAGTATCATAAGGGCACGATTCGGATGCTGCTACGTTTGCTAATAATGCATTGTAGTTGTTTGCAATCGACAAGTACTGCTCGTCTTTGTTTTTCTTGTAAATATTCAACATATGCGTGTAGAGATCGGCTACTTGCACACTTGTGAACGCTGTATTGAATATTGCAAATTGTACGATATTAACATTCCAGTTCTTGGTGGAGTTGATTAACATCTCTTTGTTGCTGAAGTTCACCTTTGTATTTGCCAAGAATGGATCTGTTATTGAAAACAGTGTTGTTTGAGTGTTTGTCTTCTCGTTCATAGAAACAACTTTAATGCCTTCTGTGTCCTTGACGATAAAGTAAAAGACAAGCAGATCCTTCTCAATGGGTATGTCCACGGAGGAGTCTTGTGTGCATATAAAAGATTTTTCAGCAACTTCCAAGACAAGACCAGTAGTCGTATTTGTGATGCTTTCTGCAGGTATTGTTAGGGCAAGGCCATTATTTGTAGGAGAATTTCCAAACAACTTAAGAATCTCAATGGCCTTGTTTCCTGCCACACTAAGATCCCTAACTTTGAATGATATTGCAATTGTGTAAGTAGAGTGATACTCTATGCCTAACGCACATGAATAAGGGCATGTGATTGTCTGAGTGTTCAGAATGAATCCACTCTTACGGTCATATGCCGGTTCCGCATCGAATGTGAAGGTGAATGTTCCTGAACCACCACAACCTACCTTGGTGTTTATAGGACTTGCTATGCTTGTCCATGTTTTGCCTGATGTATAAGACTTTTTGTTAAAAGCACTGAGGTACACCACTGCATTCTTGAACGCTGAAATGTCCTCCTCCAGTTTTATCATTGCATCGTCTGCCGAAGAAAATTGTTCTATCTTGACAGAATCCCAGTAATAAAAGACAAGTATACCACATGCCAACGCAAGTATGAAAGTGTCTACATTCGTGAGAGTAGTTGAATAATATACATGAAAGATAACCATCACTATCATAACAGCAATAAGAAAGCCAATTTGAGGTGACATAACTACTGTATTTGGATAGAAAAATCATAAGCGATCCCCAAACCTTTCCTTACTACTTCCATTGAAACCCAAGCACGCGACACCAGCTGTGATTAGAAACACTCCAATAAGTCCAGTGAATGTGATGTGTTCTTTCAAAAAGATGTAAGCCAAAACAAGAGTAAAAATAGGACACGAGTATATCAATGCGGATATAATATAGCTATCATGTTTCTTCAGGATGAAAAGGTATATTACGTTTGCGATAAATGCCGTAACGATAGATGTTATTGCAATCCAATATATATGTTGTAGCTTCACATTCTTGACATCGTTCTTTATAATCTCGCGATTCCACAACCAAAACATTAAAACACATGCAAAATAGAATATGGAACCAAGTACCATGACCGTACGTGGGTCAAGTGTATTCAGTACATGTTTGTGTATCACAGGTGTTAAACCCCAGAGGAAAGCCACAAACAAGGCATAAAAGATAACCTCGTTTACCTTCATTGTCATATTAATAGACAATAATATCGCGTGCGCGTTCTTGCGCCTACTTTTATGTTTCTCTATAATAAATGCCAGAAAGTGTCAATATTGTCAAGGAACAATATGATGATAGCAGTAGTGAAGGTAGCGTCGACAACGAGTCAGTATCTTCAGGGTCTGAAGACAATTCCGTTGGTGGTGGCTCAGAAGCGTCATACGATAC